GGGGCGCTGTTCATGGCGAACGCTTGCACGGCGCCAGCAGGAACAAGCGCCTGCTGCACGGCGGTGACGAGCTTGGCCAAAGTTACGTTGGCGTCTGCAATTTTAGCCGTGGTCACATTGCCATCCACAATCTTCGCCGTGCTAACACTACCGTCCGCGATGGCGCTGGCGGTGCCGGTGAGGTCGCCAGTGACGTTGCCAGTCACGTTGCCTGTGACGTTGCCAGTGATCGGCCCGCTGAATGCTGTGGCTTTGACTGTGCCGTTGACTTCTAGCTTTTCGGTGGGGTTTCGTGTTCCTACTCCCAATCGCTGTGTTGGGATGTCAAATGTGACGTTATTGTTTAGATCCACGCTTGCGGCTGTTCCGGCGCCAGACGTGTTGTTTGGGGCCGTGATAAAGTCAACCTTGCCTGCTGCGTCCTCACGGAATCCCCACCCGAATCCGTTTGCGGCATATCTCCACACCGTGTCAAAATAAAGGTTGGCAGAATAAAAGAGATTAGTCCCAACCAGCGCCATGCCAGACAGCGAAAATAGTCGCGGTGAGACTGATCCAGACGGCGGCTGAACTTCCACGCCAACCTTCCCATCCGCCGTCACCACAAACGGCGTCGCGTCAGGATTCGTCGAGTCCTCGACCACCAGCGCGTTCCCGCTGCCCTCCTGCGTGATGCGCACGGCGTCCGTCGTGTCGTTGTGGGCGACTGTAAGCCTCGCGGTGGGTGACGTTGTGTTGATGCCTACGTTGCCTGCGCTGGTGATGCGCATGCGTTCAGAGAGCGTGCCAGACGAGTTATTTAAAAAAGCGATTCGGCTTGGAACATTTCCCGCCGAGGGTGCTCCTTCAGCTCGGATTTCAATCCGTCCTCCTACAGTATAGCCAGCTCCATCATAACCCTGTGCTGTAATTCCGCCCAAATTGTCCTCACTGGAGACAGCGGTTGGCGAGGCCATTGTCCCTCTTGATTTAGAAAAATTAACAAGTGGAGAGCTTTGTGCATTTGTACACCGCCGCAGTATTATGTTTGAATTTGGAGCGGAGTCTGAATCGGAGGCCACCTGTAACGCAGAGTTTGCGTCAAATGCCGTTGTAGCGCCCGAGATAATCTGACCAACACTATTGACCACCAGCGGCGTCGAATCAGGATTCGTCGAGTCTTCAACCACAAGAGCATTGCCAGCGCCCTCCTGCGTAATCCGCAGCGCATCCGTTGAGGTATTGCCGCCGATAACACTGCCCGCACCGGCCGAAAGCGTTCCGGTCGTGCTAACGGCTTGTGATCCAAAGTTTGGCGCAACTTTCGTTCCGGCTATCGCCGCATCGCTCTTGATGTCGGCGTTCACGATGTCTTTGACGTTGCGAGCCGAGTTGAGCTTGGTTGGTGTGACCGTGTCGCCGGATGTGAATGTGTAGTCGAATGATGCCATAGGTTAAGCTGCGTTTCTGGTTTCGGTCGGAGGCAAGGACTTGGGCGATGCCTCGATGGATGCCGAGCGGATCTCCGGTCGGCCGTTTGATGTTTCGTAAATGACTTCGGCGCTATGCGCCTTGTAGCGCACCGGTGTCTTCATGTTGTAGTCCTCGGCGCTGGTTGCGCTATTGGTCAGCGTGCCCACCGTTGCTTCCGTGTCAGGATTGATCGTGCTGATCTTGGTCGTGACGCTGGCGCCCGCCGGAATGACGACATCGGCGATGGTGCGGAGGAACCGCTTGCTGTGCATGTCGCCGAAGTCGTAGCGGCGAGTTTTGATACTGCCGACCACTGGGCTGGTCCCACCGTTGACTGCATTGTCGTCGGTTGCCGCTGTGACTTCTTCTAGTAGATAAAGGTTGCCCGCGCGCGGGATACTGAAGACGCGACGGTTGTTGCTGTGGGTGGCAACGAGGATCTGGTTGACCGAGGCGCTGGACGGATAAGTGTCGCGGTATTCCCATGTGTCTGTCAGCGCGTTCCACGCAATGACGAGCTGGTTGCCGTCGAGCGGTTCTGTGCTGGTCGGGAGCGCAATGAGGTAGCGGTTGGCGTGCCATACGCCAAAGGCGGACTTCTCCACGCGGCTTTGCACCACTTGGCTGAACAGGTCGGCGATGGGTTCTGAGAGCGGCTTCGTGTCGCCTCGAAGTTTAAGGTCGAGCCTGCTGTCGAGGCGGTAGATTCCAGCATCACTAAGGAAGAAGACGAACGAGCCTGCGGTGACAATGGTGTTGCGGGCGCTGCATCCGATCTCGTTTGTGAGCATCGTGAGTTGTGACACCGGAGTGTCCACCGAGAAGGCGCTGCCATCTGTGGACGACACTTGGCCGAGCGTGGCGAGCCAGATGGATTTGCGGCAGAAGACGAGGGCTTGGCCTTCGATCCATGGATGCACTGCGACAATGCGGTCATCGCCGCCAACGCCTGCGCGGAAGCTGTTCCAAAACGGATCGTAGAGGTCGGCGTCCAGCACGTCGCTAATTCCCACCGTGTTGCGCTCCTTGGCTATCCACATGCGGTTGTTGTGGTAGCTCGCCCAGCCGACACTCGGCATGCGGGTGTAGGTGACGCCTTCGCTTGGCACACCTGCGGTGGCGCGGACAAAGTTGCCAGCGCCGCCGTCCCAATAGATTGGGGGCTTCACGCGGCGAACCTTGATGCCAGCGGCGGCGTGGGTTGCAGTGCCGCTTGGAACGGTAATCGTGAAAGAGTCTGTAGCGACACCTGTAACGTCGTATTCGTGGCCGTCGAACGCGGGCGTTGTGCTGCCTTCAATGCGAACGCGGGCGCCTTCGGGGTAGCCGTGGGCGGTGACGTTAATGGTGGCCGTGGTGGTGCTAACCGTTATGCCGGAAGCGGTCGTGAGCTTTTGCTCCCAGCCGCTGACGGCGCGGTCGGCTTCGCGGAGGATGTAGAGGCGGTCGAATGCCTGCACCACCGAGACAGTGTCGGTGCCTTCAATCTTTTCTGCGGGGCTGGTCGGGTAGGTTTTGAGCACCGGCGACTGGCCTTGGCGGTAAAGCGTGGCGCTGTCTGATCCGGCGAGGATAATGTATTCGTTGGCGTTGTCGTAGTTCTGGCTGGCGAAGACACCGGCCGCGTAGAGTCCGCCCTCGTAGCTGTCGCGCACTTCGGGGCCATTGTTGGCGATGATAGTGCCGGTGGCCGGTGTCGTGGGGCTGCCACTGACGGTGTAGGTGAAGGTGTCGGCGCCTGTCACAGTGACAATGAAGTCGCCGTTGTAGTCCGTCTCGACGGCACCGCGAATGTTCACTTGGTCGCCGCTGGTGAATCCGTGGGCGGTCGCGGTGACGGTGGCCGTGGTTGAGCTGCGAGTGATCGAAGTGACGGAAACGTCTGTGCCGAGGGTAAAGTCGAGAGTCAGCGGGGCGCCGGTCGTGCCGATGGTGTCGGTGAGGCGCTTGCTGCCCTTGCGGGTCTGTGCCACGCCGCGATCCAAGCGCATATTGACGCTGTCTTGCAGCATGCCTGCGGGCAAGGTCAGCGGGTTCAAACGAGAGGCGAAGCCGAGGAAACCGGCGTCACCATCGCGTTGGACTGGACTCTCTAATGCCATTAGGCGGCGTCCTTCCGGCTGGTCAGGACATAGCTGACGGTCTTCGCGTTGTTGCGTTTCATCTCGGACTCGACGAGCGAGATGAAGGCGGGCCACTGGGCGGGCGGCAGGGTCTGGCAGCCTTCGCTGTTGGTGCGGGTGATGCCGCCGCGATGGATGTTAATGCCGAAGAAGCCGGTCTCTTCCTTGCCGCCGTCGCGCTGGACGGTGACTGCATCGCCCTGCACCAGAGCTTTGTAAGGGTTGCCGCTCCGAATGCCGTGCTTGCCCAGCTTGTAGCGGTAGACACCTGACTTGAGCGATGCGTAGCCTTTGCCGATCTTTGGGTTGATGCCGTAGCGGGCAGGATCGACGTTGGCATTGAAGGCAACGTGCGCGTTGGGCGAGACAAGGATGATGGCGTCGTCATAGATTCCGCGATCCTGCTTGCCCTTGGCGCCCATGCTGTCGCGGTAGTAGCCACGAATACCGACCAAGCACACCGGATCGCTGACGTTGGCAGCCTTGAGCTGCTTCAGCGTCTCGTCGCGCTTTTGTTGTGGTCGGCTTTTGGGGATCACTTGGTTGGCTCTTTGACAGTCTTCGCGTCGAAGGTGACGGTGGCCTGCTGCTTAATGAAGTCGTAGCCCAGCGTTACGCACCCAGCCGCAAGAGCAGCCCAAGACGCGGCGAGGATCGCACACGCAATGAGTTTTGTGACGCGGACGCTCATGGAGTCAGAGGCGGGCGTTGTTGTCTTTGGCGACGATCAATCCCCAACCGGCGAGCAGGCTCGCGGCGATGAGGCCGAGGTCGGGGATGCTGCCGTTGGCGAGGAACTCGCGGCCAGCGGTGCTGAGTGATGCGATGATAGTGAGAACCCCTAAGAGGCTCGTTTTCCAGTTTCTCATTTCTTTAGTTCTTTCTGTTTCTTTCTGATGTCGTGAAGGACGCTGATGAGCGTGGCCAGTCCGACCAAAATTCCGATGATGAGTCCGCCGATGCGGAGGGTTGCTTCAAGGTGCGGTAACATAGAAAACACCGAGGAGCCGATAGACGTGGCCGTTCCGATGACGCCTTTTTCGGTCGTTGTGAAATGGTGATGGAGGTGCGTGATACTCATAGCCACACCCTCCGTTGCTGCGTCGGCGTGACGCTGTAGGTCTGTGCTGGATCGGGCCGGCCGTCGGTCACGCGGAGGTTGAGGTGCCAGCCGTCGAGCAGCGTGCTGACCGGATTTTCTGGGTCGCTGTTGTCGGTGTCGGTGAGGATGCCCACCGGATCAAGCGCATAGCCTTCGCCGCTGGTCTGCCATCCGGTCTCGCTGTCGTAGTAATCGGCCAGCGCGGTTTGCGCCGTGGCCTCGTCGGGGAATTTGTAGAGGTAGTCGGTCATGTTACGTCGTGAGTTGTTGCAGCAGCGTGTTGGTGAGGCGCTTTGGCCAGTAGGCCACTTTGCGGATGTGGCCCATCATTCTGTCTGACGACGAGGTCCTTGTGCCAATTCGCATGTGCGTAAGAGAAAGCGGAAGCGTTCCAGATGTGTCTGCTGTCCCAAGCGTTCCGTTTCTAGCGGCCTGAAAGTCGTTTTCCTTAAACGAGCCAATGTGACGTATAATTTCACCCGCGCTTTTGGCAGACCCGATGGAAATGGATGCCTGACTCGCCGAGCTGGCCGTGACGGTATACACTGGAATGTTTCCAGATCCGGCCAACAAGTGCCGATTTGCGGTCGAGTTGTCGTCAACCACCAGCCACCACCCAAAAGTGCTCAAAAATGTTCCCTCCGCAAACAACGTCCCCTCCGCTTGATTATAAAACGAAGAGATCGGCGTGACGACCGCACTGTCCGCGGCGCGGGTGGCGGCGGCGGCGGTCGTCGGGATGTAGGACGTGGGGAATGCGCCTGCTTCTAGTTGGGCGCCCCATGCGAGGATGCCTTTGGTGATGTCGCCTGCGTAAGACGTTGTGCTGGCGTCTTCGCGTATTCGGACTTGAGCATACCTTGTGCCGCTATCAATGCTTGCGGAAAGACTTACTCGATACCATCCGTTGCCTATACTTTGGATTGAAACTGTTCCAACCGTTGCGCCGGAAGCGGTTCCATTTGAAAGATCAACGGTGGCACTAACATAAGTAGCCCCACTGTTTACGTTTTCTCTAACAAACACTGACGCAAAATTTCTGCCGTTAGCTTTAAGAAATACGGAATAAGTGTGCGTTGCGGTTGTAGCAACTGAAACTGCCTGTTGCGTGAAATGCAGCCCGCTGTCCACGGTTTCCAAAATGGCATCAGCGTTGGTCGTGCCGTCTGGGGCTGATTGGCCGTCCGTAGCCGTGACGTTGGTTTTTGTCCAAGTTGCGTCAGTAAACTCTGCGCTGCGAATAAGCAGATTCGTCCGCGCCTCCTCGATGAGAAGCCCGCGTGACGGATTTCCGGCGGTCGCGGGGTCGTGGTCGAAGCGGGGCGTGTCGTTGGCAGCGGTTTGCAGGGTGCCGTTGGCGTCGAAGAAGGTGGCGTTGCTGGCTCTGGTGAAGGTGATCGCGGGGCCGACACCATGATCCAGCGTCTTCAAGCCCGCGAAGTCGCGGGAGAAGCTCGGCGCCGTTTGCGTGGCGCGTCTGGAAAATGGCAGCGGCATGGTGTCTTAGAGCGGGCTTTCGAGCTGGAGGCTCAAGCGCACGCGGATGTCGCTGGCGGCGGTGAAGGTCGGCGTTCCGCCGGTCGTGGCGGCAACGAAGAGGTTCTGCGCGGGCAGCTCAAAGGGCAGGACAAGGCCACTGGTCTCACCGTATTTGCAGCCGCCCAAGTCGGTGCCGGTGGTGACGGTGCAGGTGCCGATAATCTCAGCGGCGTTGTCGTCGGAGATGCTGGGCGCGGCGTTGACCGTGCCGAGGCTGACGTTGCTGCGCAGGAAGTAGAGCGTGATGGTCTGCGAGGATTCGTCGTCGCGGTCGATGATGCTGGCCGTGAGGATGGTGCCGCGAGCGGCGGCTGCGGCGTTGCTGCTGAGTTCAACGGCAGTGGTGTCGAAGAGGACATCACCGGCGGCATAGGCGCTGGTGTCTACGACTGGCGTGAACCGCACGATCTTGGTGCGGAAGTTTGTGAGGGAGACGTTAGGGTGCATAGGTTTTTAGTATTGGTTGACGCGGGCCGTCCACATGGAGGGTTGGCCCTGCTGAAAGTAATATTTGTCGCGCTGGGAGATCAGCTCGGACTCGGCCATCTGTTCCATGGCGAGTGCCTTGTCGAGCTGGCCGTCTTCGGTGAGGAGGTCGGAGGTCAGCATTAGGGCGACTGCTTTTGCGATGACGGCGGGCACGGTCGCGGTGAGATTGCTTGCGCTGTATTCGGTCGGGCGGATGCGGTAGTTGACCCAGACGGTGGTTGGCAGGTCGGTGTCTTCGGGGAAGCGAATGGCATCTCTGAGGAGCGTATAGCCAATGGCGCGGGGCGCGGCGTGGGTTGCAGGGTTGTCTCTTAAAACGCCAAAGACCTCTCCCATGGCCGTCTGGCCGACTTGCTCGTAGTCGATGTAATAGCCGTTCGTAGCATCGCCCTGCACGGTGCGGCTTTCGACGCGCATAAGCTCAGGCCAGTCGGCCCACTCCCAGCAGTCGGCGATGCGTTCGTTGGCGGCGGCGACCATCATGGTGCGGGCGCCGGATGGGATGGCGTCGATGGTGCTCGCATCGTTGCCGACACGTTGCCATGCGCGGAGGAGGATAGACTGTAGGGTTACTGTGCGCATTAGCTGTTGAGTGCGTTCATGGCCGACTGCACGGCGGCTTCAAAGGTGACGCTGGGATTCGGCCAGTCGTTACGAGGCGCCGGATTGGCGGCGAACATGGTGAGGATCTGCTGCAAGTATTGCTCGATGGCGTCCAGCTCGGCGCAGGTTTTGCCTGCGGCGGTGAGGCTTTGGCGAAGATACAAAAGTGTGGGCTGGCGGTCGCCTGCAAGGCCGACACTGCGGAGGTGTTCTTCGGCGGTGACGGCGGGCGGCGGCGTGGGGATGAGCGTGCGGGTGGCGGCGTCCCAGATGAGGCTGCCGTTTTGCATCCCCTCGCCTTCGGCGTCGGTAAGCGGGAGCGCGGTGATGCCTTCCGGCAACGGATCGGCGATGACGGTGCCGATGCTGACGCTTTGGCCGGTCGTGGTGTTATAGAGGAGGTGCCAGTTGTTCATGGTCAGACTTTGGGAACGGCGATGATGCAGGCGTCGTATTTGCTGGGGTTGGCAGCGATGTTGTGGCGGATGGCCAAGCGTGATCCTGCTGCGACTTCGCGGCCGAAAATCGGCAGCGCGTTCGTAATGGCGCGTCCAGTCACGGACTCGCTGACGTTGACCGAAGCACTTATCTCGCCAATGGCCACCTCACTTCCGGCCGCGCCAACACCAAGAGTAAAACGCACATCAGGAAGATTGGCCGTGTCGGTATCGGAGACGCTTGGGATGACGGCAAGGCCCATGTAGTCGTCGCCTGTGGATGCAATGATCTCTACCCAAGTTCCTGATGCGCCGCTCATGGCGGTGCCCGTGCTGGTTGCGCTGTCGGTTCCCAGCACATCGACGGAGGGTGGGAATAACGACGCTGCCGAGCCGCTGATGTTGGCCGTGAAAGTGTTTTGGTTGATGGATAAGGTTTGGCTGCTGCGAACGCCTTGGATGCGGGCGGCGATGCGCGTGCCGCTGGGGATGTTCACTGGCAGAACTATGGTGACGTTGCCCGCACCGCCCACAGCGATATTGCTGGCGATGGCGGTTTCGCTGCCAGAGGCGCCGATGCCGATGTCTAAAAGAGTGGCGGTATCAGTGGCAGCAACGGATACGCTCTGCAAGAAACAGATAAAGAAATTGCTTGCGCCGCTCGTTGAGGCAATAAGCTGCGCCCACGATCCCTTGGTATGAGCTGTGGCGCTGGACGTTACGTTTACGGTATTTGTGTTGGCGCCCGTGATAGATGTGCCATTGATGTCGTAGAACCACGGCTTGTCGGCGAACAAGGCGGTCGATCCGAGATAGGCTTTTTGGAGAAGCGGCATGACTATGAAGGATCGGTGATGAGGAAGAGCGTGGCCGCGTCGGGGCTGCCGATGGCGTTGTATTCGGCTTGGGTTAGGCTCACGATGTTGTTGACCACATCGCTGCCGCTGCCTGCGGAGGTGTCGCTGACCACGTTGACGCCAGAGCGGTCGGCGGCCGTCAGCGTGCGGGTGGTGCCGGTGGTGATGCCGCTGAGTTGGAAGGCTAAATTTTTGGAGCTGTCGCCGTTGTCGTAGAGGAGAAAATTCGCGTCGTTGAAGACATCGGGGAGGATGCCCGCGTAGGTCCAGTCAGTTGCGCGTGTTCCGGTGGTGGCAACACGAATGTAGATGCCCGCGGGCTTGCGGTTGATGAGCCAAGTGCCTTCAGGTTCGCGGACGAGGTAGGCGCTGTCTACGGCTGGCGGGTTGGCGGTGGGCAACGCGCTGAAGTTTTGCACCTCGCCGTCGATGTAGGACGCACCACCACCGCCGCCCGATCCTTTTTGATCGAACGTGCCGCTGAAGGGATTGAAGGTCCAAGCCATGCGTTATGAGCGAGCGACAGACGCCAGCGAGGCATCGTCAGTGGTCGGCGGGTTTGTCGTGTAGGAGAAGGTCAGCGTGGCGACTGTTTGGCCTCCGCTGCCGCCTTCTTTGTATTGCACCGTCTGAATGTTGTTGGTGCCGGAGTAATACGAGATGCTGAGATAGTCGTGCTGCGGGATGTTTAGACCAGCGACGTTGCGGACGTTAATGTTCGGGTGCATGGGATTAGGCGGCGGGTTGGGCGGTCATGCCGAGTTGCTGTTCCTGCGCCATCTTTTGCAGCGCGGGCTGGGCGCCGGTGCGGCCGATGACGGCGTTCTGTTGCTGCTGCAACTGGAACTGGAAAGCCTGTGCGCGGGCGTCGATCATGCTGCGGAAGATTTCGTCTTGGGCGTAGCGCTGTTGGACGGCGGGGTTCGACTGAATGATTTGCTGGAGGGTTTGCAGTCTTACCTGCGCGTTTTGTCCGCCTTCTTTGAGCGGGGGTTCGGTGCCTGCGGCGATTTTGGCGAAGGCGGTTTGTTCGTCTTCTTGTTCGGCTGCGGTGGCGGCGCCGATGTCTTGCACCAAGAGGCCAGCAAGATTCGGGTCAACGGCTTGGAACATGTATTTCACAAGGCCGGCACGGTCGATGACGCCGAAGCTGTCGAGCGGGACGAGCACTTTGGCCAAGTAGTCGAGCTTTGCGCCCAACGCTTCGTTGTCGAGGAGGCGCGCGTCAAACTCAGCGGTAATGTCGAAGCGGCCCCGGATGTCTTGGGGCGATGCGTTGAATGCCAACTGGGCATTGCCG